TTGAATAGTAGGATCTTGTTCTTCAGCCCATTTATGAAAATCATCTTGTGAACGAATATCATTAAAATCTGGGTGAAGTTTTAAAAGTTCTACTTCAGCTTTTTCTTTAGCAATTTGTTCTTGTTGGAGTTGTAAATTTTTATATTTATTTTCAAGATCTGCAGTTTGAGTAGTTGCTTTGTTCATAGCTATGGTCTCAACCATATCATAAACATCGGGGTACTCTTTTCTCCATGCATCTAACTCCTCTTTGGACTTAGGTGGCACAAATTGTTTAGTACTTGATTCTAGTTGTGAACGTAAAGAATGAAGTTCATCCTTGTGTTTATTAATAGTAGAATCATAGTGTTTTTTCAAATCGTCATAACGTTTCTTAAA